ACAAAAGAAGTACTCCAGATTGAGATTGAAGACAGGCGTGATATCACACAAGATGAGGCCAAGAATATATACGGAACGATAAATGAACTGGAAGATATTGAATGCGACTTTGAATGGTTGAGTGACACAACAGAGAAATGGTGTCGAGACCGAGCAATCTATCTTGCTTTGATGGAATCAATCAAAATAGCAGATGGACAAGATGATAAAAAGAATAGAGACGCAATACCAACTATCTTATCAGATGCATTATCAGTTTCCTTTAATCGTAATGTAGGTCATGATTACTTAGAAGACTATGAAGAACGATACGAACTCTACAACAAAAAAGAAAGTCGAATTCAATTCGACCTTGAATACTTTAATAAGATTACGAAAGGAGGTCTACCAAACAAGACGCTCAATATCGCACTTGCAGGCACTGGTGTCGGTAAATCTTTGTTTATGTGTCATCATGCTAGTTCTGTTCTTTTAGAGGGTAAAAATGTTTTATACATAACTCTTGAGATGGCAGAGGAGAAGATTGCAGAACGTATAGATGCAAATCTTTTAAATGTAAATATACAAGAGATCACCGATTTACCAAAACCAATCTTTGAAGGCAAGGTGACAAACCTTGCAAAGAAGACTCAAGGGTCACTTATTATCAAAGAATATCCTACTGCATCTGCACACTCAGGTCACTTCAAGGCCTTACTTAATGAATTAGCCTTGAAAAAGTCTTTCAAACCTGATATAATATTCATAGATTACTTAAATATATGTGCATCGTCACGTTACAGGGCTGGATCAAATGTTAACTCGTATTCCTATATTAAGGCGATTGCTGAAGAGCTCAGGGGTCTTGCAGTTGAAGCTAATGTTCCTATCGTCTCCGCTACTCAGACGACTCGCTCTGGCTATGGTAGTAGTGATGTCGATCTTACTGACACAAGTGAGTCCTTTGGTCTTCCAGCCACTGCTGATCTTATGTTTGCTCTTATATCTACTGAGGAACTCGAAGCGTTGGGGCAGATAATGGTCAAACAATTAAAGAACAGATACAATGATCCGACTTACAATCGAAGATTTGTGATTGGAGTTGATCGAACCAAGATGAGACTATATGACTGTGAACAACAAGCACAGGATGATTTGCTTGACAGTGGACAAGAAGTAGAGTATAATGATGAGGGTAATAAAGTTACCAAAAAATTTGCTGAGTTTAAGTTTTAAAAATGTCTGGAGATTACAACACTCACAACGATCAACAACCTAATATAAATTACACAGATCATACAGTTGACCTTTCTAAGTACGCTTTATTCGTGGATGGTGTCACATCCGATCCCAGTAAGGATTATCAATCTTTTGTTGAAAGTTTGGATGACCTTGACGGACAGGGTTCCAATATTCACAGACTTCTTACTGCTGCTGTTGGTGTCAGTGCTGAAGGTGGTGAGTTTATGGAGATCGTTAAGAAGATGGTTTTCCAAGGTAAGCCTTGGAGTGACCACAATCGAAAACATCTTGTTATTGAGTTGGGTGACGTTATGTGGTATGTGATGCAGGCATGTATGGCACTCAACATCACACTTGATGATGTTATTGCTGGTAATGTAGAGAAGTTGAAGAAGAGATATCCAGGCGGAGAGTTTGATGTTTACAAATCAGAAAATCGTTTAGAGGGAGACTTATGATTAATTTGCGTGACGACATTTTAAAAAATCAAATAGCATACTATAATGGTTTGATTGCAAAACATCAACAGAATGTTGAAATATATTTGAATCAACCTGTAGGTATTGGTGAACATTCAGATGTTATGGGAACGATAGATGGTGAGATAAATGCCATTGCACAAGCACATGAGAAAATAGAAATTATAAATCATTACTTCCTTAATAGATAATAAATACTTAAAAATGTGTTGTAGTAATGAATTACGGAGTATTTAGATCTTTTGTTGAAGATGATGAAGAAAAAGATGTAATTGAAATTCTTGAGAATCTTGAATCAAGACAGGAAGTGAAAGATATAAAAATAAAAGCAGCAAATAAAAAAACAGTAATTTACATAGTTACATCAGAGACAAGATTTGAAACTCAAACACTTTTAAATGAACAGTTATCAAATGCTGGATTTAATGTAAATAAAGTATTTGTAGGAGCAATATCAAATAGTCAAGAATCTACTGAGTTTTTTTTACCATCTGGTGCTAAAAGGAGGATTGGATTCAAACCAGCGAGGGGTATGCAAGATACTACCTTTATGGCATCAATCACTGAGTTATTTCCAGCGATTGCTTTTATTAATAAAATAAGTCCTACTTTATCTGCGGAAGATTTTTATAACCGAATCTTTCAAGCTAATCCTTCATCATCGGGTGCTCCAGGCCCTTATGTGACTGGATCTGTAACTGATGTCACTAAAGGAAAGGAAATAATAGATAAATCAGAGCCAGGCCCAGATTTTAAGATAAGAGAAAAAATTACGAATGCTAAACATATAACTACATGGTTGATAAACCATAATCAAAAACATCCAATCGCAGAAGTTTATTGGGGATATCGTACAAAACCAAGAGGAGTAGACCCATCTAATCCAGGCGATATATTTCTTAAATATGCGAATGGTGGAATGTTAGGAGTGAGTTTAAAAGCTGGTGGAGCAGCAACAAAAGAACCAATTTTGAATACATATGTTAAACCTCTCTTTGATTATTTTGGAAAACCAAATGATTATTTGACATTAAAACAATCTCTTTATCCACAGTATCGAGAAGCTGGAGTAAGTGAAAGTGATCTTAGAACTAAATGGGGATCAAAAGCACTTGCACAACAACTTGGTGAATTTGAAAGAGAAAATGAATCAAAGTATAATGAATTGTATGATACAAATTTATCGTTGATAAAAAATGCAGTGATTAGATTGTTCAACTCTAATATTACCAAAACGAGAAATTTTATAAAATCTCAAATATTAAAAGATCATCTAAAGACTCCCTTTATTAAAGTTAAAGCGACTTCATCTACTGCATATGTGGACAATACATACGATCAATTATCTGCTGGATTAGAAGCTGCAACATCTATTGTTGCAAGTGCAGGCAGAGCAAAACAAGATTTTATCATAAAATTATCAGACGGTATTACATTAGACATGGAGTTTTCTGCAAGATCTAACAAATCAGGTTTCTTACACAAGTTAGGACAGTTTGAGAATCTTTCTGTTAAGTTCAATGCTATTAGTGGATATAGGAATGTTTACTAGAAATCAATGAAGAATACTCACCTCGAACATTTAGAAGACAATATCTTGAACGGAGGATCTCAAGGTGGTAAGGAAGCAGTTGCTTTTCTTCGATCCCTTGGAGATATGTTAGATCAAGGTATGGCAGACACTCGTGTTACAGTTAAGTGGGATGGAGCTCCTGCAATAATTTGTGGTGTGAATCCAGAGAACGGAAAATTTTTTGTTGGAACTAAATCTGTATTCAATAAGGTTAATCCAAAGATTGCATACTCTGAGGGAGATGTTGAGAGTATGTATCCGCCTGGGCAACTTGCAGAGAAATTAAAAGATGCGTACAAATATCTTTCACAATTATCAATTTCAAATGTAATACAAGGTGATCTTTTATTTACTGATGATAAGTATGAAGCTGTAATAGGTGGTGACAATTGTATCGCATTTCAACCAAACACAATTGTGTATGCAGTTCCAAAAGATAGTGAGATTGGAAATAAGATAGAAAGTGCAAAGTTTGGAATTGTGTTTCATACCTCATATGAGGGAAGAAGTCTAGATGCAATGTCTGCTAGTTTTGGAAACATTGGTGTTCAAGGAAATACTAATGTATTTGTTACATCATCTGATTTTAAAAATGCATCAGGTGAAGCAAATATGAGTGCTGCTGAAAAAACAGTTTATACAAATCTTGTCAACAAAACTGAGGGATCTTTGAAACAAGCTTCTCGTTTTCTTGACATGATGAAAACTAATGATATGAATAAGTTTAGTTTAAATATCATGTTTAAAACTTTCTTTAACAGGTATGTTCGTCAAGGTAAAAGTTTAGTTGGTGCTCGTAATACTGCAAGAGATTTTGCACAATATTTTTCAAGTGCTTTGGATAAAGAGATTGCAACTAAAAAGATGAAGGCGACAAAAGATAAATACTTAGAGCTTAAGAATAAGGGTCTTAAATTTATCTCTGATAATCAACAGTCAATATACATGACTGTCGCATCTTATATGAATTTACAGGCTGCGAAGAATTTTATGATTCGTAAATTGCAAAAAGTAAATACATTTGGAACATTTCTAAGAACTCCAGATGGTTATCGTGTAACAGCACCCGAAGGATTTGTTGCAATTAGATCAGGTAGAGCTCTTAAACTTGTAGATCGTTTAGAGTTCAGTCGTGCAAACTTTACCGCAGATAAAAATTGGGATAAAGGTAATCCCATGCCCGCACCGAAAATATGAAAAATTTTACATCATTCATAACTGAGGCACTATCCTCCCAATCAATCGCAAAACCTGATCCAAATAAGGATGAGGCAGATATGACAGTGGCTTTTGGTCGTTTTAATCCGCCAACAACAGGACATGAGAGACTTTTCAAAAAAGTCAAACAGGTTGCTGGTAAAGGTAATTATGAAATCTATCCATCAAGATCAAATGATCCAAAGAAAAATCCATTAGATCCTGATACGAAGATTGGATATATGCAACAGATGTTTCCAGATCATGCGAAACATATTATGAACAATCCGAATGCAAGAACAATCTTTGATGCTTTAAAAGGTGCAAGTGAAAGAGGTGCAAAGTCTGTGAATATTGTAGTTGGTCAAGATCGTCAGAAAGAATTTGAGAATTTAGCAAACAAATATAATAATAAACTTTATAAATTTGATCGCATTAATGTGGTGTCTGCTGGTGATCGTGATCCAGATGGAGAGGGTATCAGTGCTATGTCTGCATCTAAATTAAGAAAGGCTGCTGCAGATGATGATTATGATACATTTAGAACTGGTATTCCACAGAGTTTAAAAGATGATAAAGCAAGAGAGTTATATGCTGCAATACAAAAAGGAATGAAGATGAAGAAACAACAGAATGAAATGTGGCAGATTGCTCCAAAGTTTGATTGGAAAGGTCTTCGTGAAAATTACATGAATGGAAACATATTCCGTGTTGGTGATATCGTAGAGAATGATAATACTGGTTTGATTGGTAAGATTATTCGGACAGGTGCGAATCATATTATTGCAGTCACAGAAGAAAATATAATGTTCAAATCATGGATCAAAGATATCTCAGAAAAATTTACAGAGATCTCTGGTGTGCCTGCAAATCAAAGGGAAGTTGGTACAGATGCTTTGAGACAATACACTCAGAGACTTTCACATAATCCTATCATCCTTAATTTTATAAATAAATCTAGAAGAAAACGTGCAAAGAGTAATGTCTAAAAAATTGGATCAATCTTTAGTGGACGCATATGCCTCCATCTATGAAGCGAGAAGAGGTCATGCAGCTGGATCATCAGACTTAGAGAAGCAGGCTTCTCAGTTGGCATCTGACGTTCGTTACAAAGCAAAGGGAAAAGTAAAAGAAGGAGCAAACCGTGAAGAGGTAAAGAAAATTTATCTTGGATTAATTCAATCCTCACCAGCACCTAATGTTGTGAAAGCAATGGCGAAGAAAAAACTTATTGGAGAGGGTTATATTTCAGAAGAAGGATATGATATCGCAAGAGATATGGGAATGGTAAAACCATCTAAAGATAAGAAAGATGCAACAACCATGCCAAGATCAAATAAAAAGAGAGAAAAAGAAAACTTAGATAATAAAAAGAAGGGTGATCAAGCATTAGACTCTGTGATTGCTGGTCTTCGTAAGAAGTATGGTAAAAATGCAGTTATGGATATGAGTAAGAAAAAGGTAGATGAGGGAATTGTTGATTTTATAAAAAATCCAAAGAAAACTATTCAAAAACAAATTGATAAGAAACTAACTAGTGCAACCCAGAAATTGCATCTTGGTAGTACAAAAGAACTTGGTTCTGTAGCTTCTCCTAATTCGGGAACATATAAGGAAGATGTAGAGTCAGTTTCAATTGATGAGAAAAAATTAGTTCATGGTACTTATGGTAACTTTGTTTCTGGACAGAAATCTGAAAAGAAATCTGATAAACCAATTACAGCTGATCAAAGAAGAATGATTCCTGAGAAAATGGATCCTGTAGGACAGGAAGATGGTGACATCAATAATGATGGTAAGAAGGATGAAACTGATAAGTATCTTTCATCTCGTCGTAAGGCAATCGGTAAAGCAATTGCAAAGAAACGTGGTCGTGTTAAGGAAGGATTTTCTGCTTGGAGAGTTGATCTAGATTTCCAAGAACAAGTAAAAAAGTAGAAGGGGGACTGGTTTCCTCCAAGTCCCCAAACTGTA